TCATCGATAGCTACACCAGCATCATTAAGAGCTGCTGTAAGAGCTTCCTGTGCTGCAGCTTTGCTGATTCGAGTTCCGCCAGTTGAAGCAGGTTTAGCACCGCCACTAGCAGCCGCAGGAGTTTTCTTGACGTATACTCCTGCTTTAGTTAGAATCATTCGCACACCATTAGGACTCTCACCCATGTCTTCTGCGATAGCTTTTACAATCTCCATAGAGTTCTCTGGAGTTGGTTCTTCACTTGTGTAGGCATCAATTGCCTGTTGCTTGGATTCGTCAGTCCACGCCATTTTCTTTCTCCTGTTTGGTTTAAAAGGTAGACCGGCAGCATTGCCAGTCTCTTCAAGTTGTCGCATGTAAAAATTATATCCCATACTTTCCTCAATTTCAAAAACATATTATACTAGCTTTCGTCATCTGAGTCAATATATATTTCGGTGATATAGTTAATTAAACTTTCGTAATAAACATCGCTTCTAAAGATAAAAACAATGAAAAATGCAGGGGCACACACTAGCACTATAGGTACTGTGGTTCCGTAATAAATGAGACCACCCATAAAGTTCCAACTGAAACCTACTTCTCGAAATGCTTTTACATTGAGGTAGATTATACAAAGGGCGGTTGTTAAACAAAATATGGCATAATAACTAAACTCTAGCGGTATTGATTCCATAAGTTTTCAAATGCTCCAATTTACCGAGGTCATACGCGGGAACAAAAGCATTATAGCCTCCCCCAAGGTTGTCCTCATTACTAACCTCTCTTATCCACACACGGTAACAAGGGCCGTAGCTTTGTTCGTGTCTGGTGTCAAGAGTTGCCATTACTTCACACGAAGTGTGGTACTTGGCTGACCAAGCAACCTCTCCAACGGCAAAGCTATCGGATACACACTCGTCTGGCAAGTATTCCATCTCATATCGTTCATCACCAGCCACCCTTCCAGGGACTCCCAGTTTCTCAACGATAGTTTTAACAAAAGCAACAGAGCGAAAGATTCTTCTAGCAATATCTGTAAAGCTCTCACCTGTTAGGTAAGACTCTACGATTTCTGCAATTTCAGCATTGTCAGCGGGTCTACCACGCTTCTGTGCTTTTCTGGTTTTTCTATACTCTTGATCGCTTTCATAATCCTCAATAACTTTAGAAAGGCGAGTGGTATTATAGCTAATATTAAGAATACTACACGCTTCTTTTTTTGTAATCGGCTTTTCCGCTGACAAAAGTCGTATAACTTTTTTAATGTTTGCATCAGTTAGATTTTCTCCTTCTTGTTTTTTAATACCTCTTCTCATTTATGCTGCCCTTGTAATTCGTTGTTGATAATCTGCAAAATCTTCGTCCCACCAGTAAGGCTTATCTCTGTACTTCCAGCTTGCAAAAGTAGCTTTGTCAAGGTGATAGTAGCGTCTATAAGATTCTACTGGATCATCATAATCTTTTAGTTCGTCTGGCATAGCCAACCCGAAAGTAGTAAAACCCACACGCTCCATTCTTTGAGGTTCTGGTAGGTTATTTACTACTTGGGCTATAGACTTATGATCTTTGCCGTAACGGTAACGATATTCTTCATTGAGAGCATTACCGTAGCAGTGAGTCCATTCGTGATTATCGAGAGAGGAGCGAGCCCATATCGTACATGGATGATTATACATCATTGGTAGATATGGGGTCAAAGGTCTTTCCTCTGGTGGAAGATGTTTGATTTCTGCCTTTAGACCGTTAAGATAGTCTCGTTCGTTTTTGTCAAGTGCGCGAGGCACAAAGCCAAGGTACTCGTCAATCCAGACTGAGGTACACAGTATCTGAGCTACCTCTAAAGGCATTTTAACAATGTGTTTGTCGACATGAAACTCGGCACAACGGTCGAGGTCGTCGTCAAGATAAAATAAATTCATAACACACTCTTTTCACAATTTCCATTATTATAACAGCAGAAGAAAAAAATGTCAAGATTTATTTTTGCCCTCAACTACCAGTGACGCAGTGTATTAGCAATTATGAAGAAGCAGGTAACAAAGTTTACTAGAACGAGAATGCTACGAAACACCATAACGTAATTATCGTAGCCCTCTGTTTTATCGTCGCTAAAAGAACCGACTGCAAACTTCCAGATTGTTATTAGCTTACGCATAATCCTGCCTCTTCATTTTAGTAAGGCGTTTCTGAACTAAATCTTCTAAAGTACTACTATCTATATGGTAAGCTGTTCTAAGAATACGTGTCATAGCGATAACATCCGCCATTTCTTCAGTAAGATTTTGTAGATACTTAGGGTCCTCTTCAGTCCCATGTCTTAATACTTTAGAGCAGGCACGAATTAATTCACCACATTCTTCCATTGTAATTACTAATTGTTTCAACTTATTCAATTCCATTTGTATATTCCATTAGCTCATCAAACCCTCCGATACACTTGTCATCTACAAAAATCTGAGGAAAAGTTTTAAACTTAACTTTTGCCCAGAGCTCCATAATGGTATAGTGATCGTCCAAGTGATAGTATTTATATTCTAGTTTAAGGTTTTTACATACGTTTTGTGCTTCTACACAATAGTTGCAATCCATCTTTCCATAAATTTCTATCACAGATTTTTAGCCTTATAAAAGTTAATATGCTCTGCCCAAGTGTTAAATTCCATGCGGATGTGACACCAGAACTTACCATTATATGGGGGCTGAGTAGTCTCTCTTGGAAAGTTTAGTTTTGTTTGCTTCATTTATCTAATTCCTCTTTTAAGTTACCTTTTCTAAAGGCTGTTAGGGCACTATCTGGAGTGCAATTTACTACTATATTTCGTATAGGCTCTTCTATGGTGTCAAACGCGGATAAAAATTTATGGTAAGGGCTGTTTTTACTGAAACCGTCGGGGTGCTCACCAAAAAAATGTCTTACTCCACCTATCTTTTGCATATTATAACCGACAAGTAAAAATCTGGAACAACCCATTAAAAATGCTATATTTAACAATTGATAGCCTGAGTTGCTGCCCCAGTGTATAAGGCTAGAGTCTGTACTCAAACTTCTAGCGTGTTTTCCTTGAAGTACTTTCAAGTTAAACTCAGATTCTCTGTACTCTTCTGCTTGTGTGTAAGCCTCTAAGTCTGGATATTTTTCTCTGAAAGGCTTTGCGTGTGTATCCCACCAAACCTTATCACACGCATAGTGAAAATTTAAATAGTCTACTACCCTATAAGAGTCGTTACACCCAAAAACAATGAAATCATCCTTATAGGGTCTGATAGTCTCTACTACCTCTTCTGTCAGAGAAGGGCCTGTAGCTATAAGAATGGCAGGTTTGTTACGATACTTTAAAGGTATTTTCATAGATAAAAAAGCCGGACATTTCTGCCCGGCTTACCGTTTCTAAGCTGAGATATAGCTAAGAGCTGCAAAGACAACAGGGGTACATAGTACCAAACCAAGTTGCATTACTGCCCCTAGTACATCCCACTTTTCATTTACGAAGTTCTTCATTGAATCTCCAATTTACCCAATAGGTATTGACGTGGGCTTACTAGAGGGCGAATACGATAGGTCTATCGTTAACATTCCGTTTTCCATGGAAGCAGAAGAGACCTCTAAGGTATTGTCAAGCTTTAGATGCTTCTCAAAACTTTTTCCTGATATACCTTTGTGCACCCAGCCTCTACCTTCGTTATTCTCTTTTTTCTCACCTTTAATGGTAAGAATATTTTTGTGAACGTTCACTGAAATTTGGGTTTTGTTCCATCCTGGAACAGCTACTTCAACTATGTAGCCATTTTCTACTTTTTCAATGTTATAACGAGGGTATTCTGGTGCCTGTTGAGTATATAACGGGCTGTTAATTAAATTGTCGAAACCGACAAAGAATTTTTCAAGATTTACTGCATTCATAAGTTTTCTCCTTTTAAGAAAGATGAACTTGCCCCTTTCGGAAGCGTAACAATCGTTTTAATTTACGGATTTTGAAAAAGACACAGTTAGACTGGTATCAATTTCAGGGTATATTATATCACCTACACCAAATTGTGTCAAGAAACTTTTTTGCTCAACTACCATCGGCTAAATAATTCTTGACATAAAAGCCTTAACATCGTATAATATACACTTAATCAGAGGAGATTGTATGTTAGTAAACTTAGTTTGGATTACCCCCGAAGCAATGAAAGTCATTGCCTATTGTGCAAGGGTTAGTAATCCCGCAAATCAGGACAATGAGAGAACAGCCCCGAAGTTGTTAAAGTATCTCAAAAAAGAAGCACACTTTAGCCCTTTCGAGATGGCAAGCGCTTGCATTGAAATCGAAACTACAAGAGACATTGCTCGACAGATTCTGCGGCACCGCTCTTTTAGTTTTCAGGAATTTAGTCAACGCTATGCAGACCCTACTCAAGCATTGGATTTTTCTACTAGAGAAGCTAGGCTGCAAGACCCGCGTAACCGACAGAATAGTATTCCTGCGGATAATGATGGGCTAGAAATTGCTTGGCATACAAAACAGAGAGAAGTAATCGATGCTGCTACTGAAGCCTATACATGGGCTATACGGATGGGAATTGCAAAAGAACAAGCGAGAGCAGTATTGCCAGAAGGTAACACACATACTCGACTATATATGACAGGAACTTTACGCTCGTGGATGCATTTCTGCGATCTACGTGGCGGTAACGGCACTCAGAAAGAGTGTTCAGAAATTGCAGTAGCCTGCAAAGAGATTCTCTGCCAAAACGGCGGAGACGTATGGGGGGATTCCTAATGAATGATGTTTGGAATGGAGAGTCAAGAGGAAACAGCGATGTTATGCAAGAGCGCATACGAATTTGGCACAGAGACCGCAATTTGATTGATGGCAGTACTGATAAAGACCAGTTCTGCAAGCTCATTCAAGAATGTGGGGAACTGTCAGATAATATGTGCAAAGGCAGAGACATGAAAGACGATATTGGCGATATTATGGTTGTGCTTATTAATATTATGGAACGCAATAACTACTCTATGATGGATTGTTTAGAGACTGCGTGGATTGACATTAAAGATCGCAAAGGAAAGATGGTTGATGGCATCTTTGTAAAGGAAGCAGATTTGTGAAACTTATAGAGGCATTGAGAAACGGCAATGTCAATATCACTTATGAAAGTTTAAATAGCGGCAAAGAGATTACAAAAACATATACTTTGAAAACTATATTTAAAGTAAATGTTAGTCTCAAATCAGATAAACTTATTGCTTATGATGTAGAAGCAAAGGAATGGGAAGACATAGAAAGGTCCAGCATTAGAAAATGGAGTATAAATGAACAGAGAAGAAGTATTTAACCAACTGAAGGAGGACGAAGGTGTCAAGTATGAAATCTATAATGACCATCTTGGCCTGGCTACTTTTGGTGTTGGTCATCTTGTTATTGAAAGCGATTCGGAATTTGGTTCGCCCTTGGGTACGTCGGTATCAGAAGAGCGAGTTTGGGAGGCATTTGAAAAGGATTTGGATACATCTATTGATGAATGCGAAGTTCTTTTTGGCCCCAAATGGCATGACTTTCCGGGAGAAGTTCAAGAAATTGTGGTAAACATGATGTTCAATATGGGCCGTCCTCGTTTGTCAAAGTTTAAGAACTTCTGTGCTGCATTAGAAGAAGCTGATTGGGTGAAGGCTGCCGTCGAAGGACGAGACTCTCGCTGGCATAAGCAAGTGACGAATCGTGCGGAACGCCTAATGGTACGACTAGAAAATGTATCTTAAAGTCATACTTCTTCTAGGTGTGGTCGGAGCTGCTGGCGGTGCATATGCGTATCACCAAGTCACTGTTGCAAAGTTAGAGAATGCGGTCATTCAGTTAGAAGCTAATAATCGTACTCTAAAAGAGAACAACAATGTATTACAGGTAGCGGCCGAGAACAATGCGACGAAGGTCGCGGAATTAGAGGCTAGAAGAGAAGTACAGCAGGCTCAAGTAACTGAACTTACTGCTGTAACGGCCTCTCTTCAAGCTGAGAAGTCTAACTTTATGAAAGTATTTAAAGATCACAATCTTACTAGGCTTGCGAGAGCAAGACCTGGCATGATTGAAAAAAGAGTAAATAAAGCCACCGCAGGTATCTTTAGAACAATAGAAGAAGAGTCGAAGGAGGTTGAAAATGAGGACGATTAGTATAGCATCATTACTACTTGTTAGTGGGTGTTCTTGGTTTGGTGGCAAAGACATGCCAGCACCATACGTAATGCCGGAGCCTGTTGTAATTACTAAGATAGAAACAGTTCCTATTCGTATCTATCAGCCGCCTCTCCCCCGTGAAATAGACTTACTCGATGTTAATTTCTGGATAATAACAGAAGAAAACTATCAGGAGAAACGGGTAGAGATTGAAAAGATGCTTGACGGACAATTTGTAGTATTTGCTCTAACACCCGACGGGTATGAGAAAATGTCCGAAAATTTACAAGAGTTACGCAGATACTTTAAAGAAACAAAAGAAATAATTCTATACTATAAAAAGGCTACTACTTATGAGACTGAAACAGAAGATCAATCACAGAATGGACAAGCTCCAGGAGATGATGGAAAGCAATCAACACCTGGAGAATGAAGAAGTCGCCTACGATCTTACTCTAGAAGTAAGTAAGTTCTGGTCTGTATTAGATGAATCGGATAAAGATTATATACAAATGTGCCAACTGGCTATTGAAGAACAAAAGGAGTGGAATGTATGAGTGCGTGGGAAAAACAAGTTGGTGGAGACCACTATAAGAAGTATGCTATTCAACCTACAGAGTATGCGGAGAAAAACGGCCTTACTTTCTCCGAAGGTTGTATAGTGAAGTATATTACTCGCTGGCGTGATAAGGGTGGTATTGATGACTTGAGAAAAATTATTCACTATACGGAACTTTTAATTGAGTTAGAGATACAAGCAGGCAAACAGGTATAAAGTTATTGACACAACAAGCTTTAGCCCATATAATATGCACATCTTAAAAGAAACAAAGGAAAAATATAAAATGTCAGTAAAATTCAAGCCTAACGAAGTTGTATTAGATCGAAAGACTAAAATTAAAACTGTGCGCGTATTTCCAATGGCGGGCGTGAAAACCTCTGAACTTGTGGAGCTGTGTACAAAACCTGACTCTGATCTTCGCAGGTTAGAAAGGAAAACCCGTGCGAAAGCACGAAAAGAATTAATCAAGAGAGGTGTATCTGTATGAGAAACTTTAATTTTAGCATGAGAGATCGAGACCATAATGATGAATCTATCTCTTTTGACTTTGACAGTAAAAATGATTTTGAAGTACGACATAAGCTGCGAAAGTTTTTCAAGGCTTGCGAAATGTCTGTCAATGATGACTTTGCGGATGAATTATTCGAAATGCGATCGATGGTCGCTATTAATCTAGAAGCAGTATGCGCTCAGGGTACCGATCCTTCCGCAGAAGAAGAGCTTTATGACTTACAAGAAGCTTTTGATAGGGTAATTGCATATGTCGAATCCGAACTATAGATTGCTTCAGCAGGCGTTAACCGAACTGAATGCAGAAGGTAACGAAGAACGTGGGCGTGAAGGAGAGGAACTCAAGATAACGTCTGACGGGTACGTGAATACAGCTCCGTCGGGCGAACTCCCAAGGTGGGAAAAAGTAGCTGCTCCAGGCCATCATGCTGGTGTTACGGAGGAACAGTGGGCAGAAGTACTAAGAGCACTACATCGGGAAAATAATTCTTGACAAGAATCCTCTTTGCTAGTATAATTATATTTTAACAGAGGGAGAACTATGATAATTTCAGGAAGTATTGACTATTCTTACTCAGGCAGGAAGCGTAGTGTGAAAAGGACTCGGAAGACCGAACCAGTGTTTCGCCCCGCTTCTGGCCCTTTGTTTAAGAATACGAGGGAGGATAAATACTATCCTTCCGCCCCTATGACAAAGTATAAGCCACCAGCCGATGTTTCGTATAAGCGAGAAGAAAGTAAAAACTATACCGTAGCAATCGCCTACAATAAAGGTGGTTACATGGTAATTGGAAAAGATAACATTAAGGATATTGGTAAGTGATTCATACACCGCTATTTAGAGCCAAGGAAAGACATATACAAGATAAGCTTGTTATGGTGTGCCTTGAATTTATTGAGCTGAACTACGATAAAAAGTTAGCACAACTCAGTAGAGAGGAAATGAAAGAGTTGGATGATTTTGCTTTTCTTAATGTTAACTCTGTAATGTGCTATGGAATACGAGAAAATATTAAAAGGTGGGAAAGAGCACATGAAACCACCGTAGAGGGAGGCGAATACTTGAAAGAGTTAAACCTTCGAGAAGGAGAGGACTAAGTGGCATACAGCGAACAGGTTATGGATCATTATGAAAACCCACGGAATGTGGGAAAACTCGACAAAGATTCCCAGACTGTTGGCACGGGCTTAGTAGGTGCGCCTTCGTGCGGTGACGTAATGGTTCTACAGATAGACGTAAAAGATAATATTATCTTAGACGCTAAATTTAAAACTTACGGGTGTGGAAGCGCTATTGCTTCCAGCTCACTGTTAAGTGAGTGGGTGAAGGGCAAGAGCTTAGAAGAGGCGGGTAATATAAAAAATACTGACTTAGCTAATGAACTTGCACTTCCACCTGTTAAGATTCATTGTAGCGTACTAGCAGAAGATGCTATAAAAGCTGCGATAAAGGATTACAAAGAGAAACAAGTATGATGATGGATAGGTTGTATCAGGAAGCAGAAAGCATTGTTTTAGCAATGTGGGACGAAGAACCTGAAGAGATGGCGGCAGAGATTTCTGTTCAGCTTTCAATTAGCGCAGATTATGCGTGGGAGTTAGTTCAACAAGTTATTGTAAACGAAATTCGTATTGAAGAAGATTACAGTGACGGAGACAATGATTTATTTGATTGGGACGGAGACGCATTAGCCTCCGCAGGATTTGGAACTGATGAAGACTACTTCTAATATTATTGATTTTAATAAGTATAAGAAAGCCAAACAGAGAAGTATCTCTGTAGTAGTAAACGACAGTTTCGATACTGCTACTTTCACTTACACCATTACTAACGATAAAGGAGAAATATTTGAGTTGGAAATACCCTACCCAAATTACGATAGTTATTTTGACAGTTAATAAAAAATAATTCTTGACACGCAACCTATTTACCGATATAATTGTATTCATAAATAAGAGAGATTCTTATTTAAAATCCACTAGAGATATCCCCTAGTTATTTGGGGTATCGCCCACACCCCTCAGGCGTAAATGAGTGGAGGATTCTAACTTCCTCCTAGTTAGACGGTGTAGTTGCTACGATAAGTAACTCTTCGGAAGGCAGTCCGATGCGGATATAAACTGCCCTTGGGGAGCTAATGACCCCGTTGCCCCATAAACTGGTACCGATTCCTATGGGCACGTCGAACCTTACAGGCGGGAGACGACGTTAAAACAAAAAGACCTACCGAGAAGAGAACTCGTAGACCATCTCCGTGTAAGCAAGCCACGTTAATCAAAAGGATCTAGTCCGGTTGCAGGTTTTATGGCTTTTTCCCGTAAATAAAAGGCCACTATTTCTGAGATGAGGCAAACTGTCATGGAGTAGATAAGACTTCCCCGAAGAAGCACTGCACCTCATCGAACACCTGGGGGTGAGCAGTCAGCCTTAAAGCGTAACGCGCCCCCACCTATTATAGAGGTCTTTATGTATGTATGTATTTGCAATAATATATCCAGTAAAGACTTAGAGAAAGATCCTAGGCTTATAGATAAGGTAGGATCGAAATGTGGTAAATGTATTGCGCCAAATAACGCGCAGAGCTTTATAACAGGAGTTTATACATGCCAGCAGGAAAAGGTACTTACGGTAAAAAAAGAGGGCGTCCAAGCAAAAAAGGTAAGCAAAAGCTGCCAATGGCTTTCTTAAAGAATATTAAGAAGAAAAAGAAATCAAAGAAGAAACGTAAATAATGGCTGCTCGTGGATTGTATGCAAATATAAACCGCCGAAAAAAGAAGGGTACTAGTAGAACGAAGAAAAAGTCTACTATCTCACCCAAAGCTTATTCCCTGATGAAAGCAGGGTTTAAGAAGAAGAGAAAGAAAAGTGGCAGCAAAAAAACGAAGAAGCGTTAGAAAGAAAGATTCCCGCCTTAAAAGAGCTGGGGTTTCAGGTTTTAATAAACCTAAACGAACCCCCAAGCACCCTAAAAAATCCCATGTTGTTGTCGCAAAAAGTGGCGGCAAAGTAAAAACAATTCGATTCGGCCAGCAAGGTGTCTCAGGTTCTCCCAAGAAAGCGGGTGAGTCTAAGGCAGCTGCTGCTCGTCGTCGTTCTTTTAAGGCCCGTCACGCAGCTAACATCGCCAAAGGTAAGATGAGCGCAGCTTACTGGGCGGATAAGGTAAAATGGTAGAAGTATAGGATACTTTAAACTATTAATTTAAACAACTACTCAAGAGACTACTAATAAAAATGATAAGAATTTTACTGTTACTACTAGCCTTTCCCGTATTTGCGGAAGAAGCTCCGATTGATGATAACACTATTCGTACTGACTCTACTACTAACAGTACAGTTAATACAAGATCAGATACATCGACGACCTTGAGGTCTCCTCCTGCGTCTGCTATTACGCCTACTATCAACACTTCAAACAGCGATTTGTGTACTTTTGGAGTTGCGGGGGCTGTTCAGACACAGATTTTGGGCATCTCTATGGGTTCTCAGATAACTGACTCAAACTGTGAACGGTTAAAACTTTCGAAAACTCTGTACGATATGGGAATGAAAGTTGCGGCGGTATCTACATTATGTCAGGATGAGAGAGTATTTGACGCGATGCTGATGGCAGGAACTCCTTGCCCTTTCGAAGGTTTGATTGGAGAAGAAGCAAAAGCAGCGTGGAAAGTAAATGAAGAACTTGAACCCTCCGTGGACGAAACGACGGAAGAAAAGGAAAAAGGACTCGGTGATGGTACTAAAACACTCATGGGCAGTGCCGGTGTTGTTAGCTTGCTGCTCTTACTCATACTCTAGCGAAGAGGTATATGGAACGACCACCAACGCCGCGAATATTGGGTTGAATTGGGTTATGACTAACGTGCTACCACAGGCGACGGGATTGACTGTAAATAACGTGATCTATAAGTATACTACTGAGAAAGACCCTGAAGCTGATATGTTAGTTCATGTTCAGAATGAGAATGCTCAGGGAAATGGATATATCTTTAGAGCCACAGACGACTGGTCAGGTTTGCCAGGGAATACGATTAACAAAACAATTCCTGTAGGTGGCATAGGAATTGATTTTTGGGGTGATGGTTCTATCGAAGTAGAAGGTTTTGGCACAGTACTAGACCCAGAAGTTTATTATACTTATCAATATGTTCCGTGTGATAATCCTCAGGTAGACCCAAAATGTCCGGGCTATATTGACCCGCTCACATTAATTCAGGAACCTGAGATAGATACTTCTAGTGAAGAGTATATACAAGCAGAACTAGACCGTGAAGCGAACATGAAAGCACAAAAAGAAGAAGAAGAAAAAGAAGCACGAGATAAATTTGCTAAGGCCACTGAAAAGAAAGTAAGGGATAGTTTAGAGAAGATGTTAGGCTTATCTCCGGGGGCAGGTCTGCAAAAAGAGCAGGATGCATTACTACATAATGCACTAATACGAATGAGTTATCTTTCTACAGAGTATCTGGGAGAGATGAAAGGAGGGGAGTACCCAGATGCAGCAATGCTTAAAGACAGTAATCTGCCGGATAATGCAAGTGCGCGTAGAGTAAACTTTGCGCAAGACATTATGCACCAAAAAATTGTTCAATCTCAATATGATTGACAAAGCAAGTGAGGAAACCACATGAAAAAATTAATTATTTTATTATTTTGCGCTTTTAATGCGCAAGCAGCGAATATGGAAGTAGTTGGAAGTGTTGCTTCAAAATGCGTAGTAACGCCAGATACCGCAGGTGTATACGGTAACCCAACAGCAGATGAACTAAGTACTGATCCTACGGACGGGGGAGTTGATCCTATCGTTCGATTTGATGTAGTTCAAGCTAGTATGTATAAAGCTAGGATTTCGTATCCTACCTCCTTTTCGCAATCTCCTACATTGACTGATACTGTAGTATGGACTGGCGACGTTGCTACATCTCAAGTGTCAAATACTAGCATGTCTGGATATGATGCAGCAAAAGTTGAGTTTAATAATGTTACTGAGTTTAATTTGACCGTTACTGGAAGCACCTGGTTCAAAACAGAATCAAAAGCAGAGTACGGGTATGGTAAAGCATTTCCGGGTGGTGTATACCGCGCGGTGGTGGTTGCTGAATGTATCGCTATCTAGTTTTATTACTAATGATAAGTGGTGCGAGTGCTCATGAATTCACTCCAACCTATCCAAAGCTGAAAACTTCTTACGTTGAGGGTGTATTATACACTAGCATGACCCTTTTTAATGCGAGAAAAGATGTAGAGTACTATGAGTTTGGTGTTTTTAATGCGGAGTGGGAGAAAGTACCCTTTGCTATGCAAAATAAAGTTATGCGCTTTAAACACCTTGAAAAAAAGAAAGTTGACATTTATATACGGGAGAAGGACAAAGAAGAGGTAGTTTATATCTGCTCAAGATCAAAGTTGATTGTAACAGGCAGTGCAAAGACATCGCTATCTTCTAGGATTTGTTCAAAAGTTAAATGAGATTTATAATATTAATGCTAGTGTCTGCCTACGCTATGGCGGATTCTAGCTCTTTAAATTTAAACTTACCTAGCACTCCAGGGTCTTATGCGAGTGACAGGATAAGGACTCAGGGCAACGTAGAGTGCTCAATGGCCATTGGTGGAAGCGTAAACCTAGAGTTTGGTGTAGTAGGTGTTTTAAACGAAAACGGACCCTACACTGGTGGTTTAGGTAGTTACCCTGAAGACTATGAACAAGAGGGCTTGGTAAAAGATGTTGGGGTGTATGCAAAGATTATTATACCTCTCAATGCACCTAAAACACGATTAGATTGTAATCAACTATATAAGCTGGAACTAACCAGACAAAGAATAGAATTACAAAAACTGCAACAAGAGGTTAATAACCTAAGGGCATTAAAATTCGAGGACTAGGATGATGAATAAGTATGAAGCGGTTGTCCAAGTAAACAAAGTATTTGAGTACCAATACGATAAAGACCAGTATCGAGTTGCTGATTATTGGCGTATACTTGATATGAGCCAGAGTAAAGACCGAGGAGATTGTGAAGATTATGCACTTACTGTAGGCTGGATGCTTGCGGATCAGAGTCCTATGAAGTTTATTAAGATGCTCCTTACAAAAAAGATTAAGATTTGTTTTATTAGTTATGTAGATGGAAGTCATGCAGTTTTAGAGTATGAAGAACTAATAGTAGACAATTGGAAGAAAAAGTGGACTCCTCGTAGTGTATATGAGAAAGATTACGCAAAGTATGGATGGACGTATGAGTTTTATTATAACCCTCTTGTAGTACTAAAGAAACTTATTCAAGGCAAATTTTGGAAGAAAAATGGCTGAAATAGAAATAGCGGGAGTAACCTTTGCAGGCGGCAAGATGGCAGTCATACTAACCGCTCTCTCTACGTTAGGTGGGGCAAGTTGGGGTGCATTTGAATTCTACTCTGACTATATGGATATGAAAGAGATTGTTGCTAACATTGATGTTGGCCTTATTGAGTCGCGAAACAATGAGATTGAGATTAAACTCGATGCAGTACAGGATTCAGTAGGAGAAGCTACAGACTACTCTCGAAGTATTAAGAATGATCTACGAGATGATTTCAATCGCATGGAGAAGAATGTAGATCGTGTAGAAGATATGGTTCGAGAAAACGATACCAAGGTTGCTGATATGATTGATAAAGCGACCGAAAGATTTGACAATAAGCGAGATTCGCTTTATAACGACACGGAGTTAAAACTCCAAGCACTAGAGGATAGACTAAACAAGAAGGTGCAGGCAGTATTAGACAATCCATTAGCAAACTAGCTCGTATAGAGCAAGAGAGAAAAGGGAGATAGTATGAATTTATTGGAGATTTGGAGCATTGTTACTACGTTAGTAACGGCAGCGAGTATTGTTAGTGCGGCAACGCCTACGAAAGTTGACGACAACTTTATGCAGAACTACGTAACGCCAGTAATTGATGCACTAGCATTGAACTTCTTCAACGCGAAGCCTGAAAAGAAGTAAAACAGCGGGCCTACGGGCCCTTTTTAGGAACTATAATGGCTAAGAGATTTAGTAAAAGTAAGATAAAATTAACAAAAAAGCAGCTAGCGAAAATTAATGCTAGATTCTCTGCCGTAGCTGTTGTGGCTAAAATTGCAAAGAAGAAGAAGAAAAAGAAGAAAACCGCAAGAGCTGGTGGAGGTAGTAGAAGGCGTGAAGTTGTTTCTTTCGGTGGGCAAGCATACACTTATGCACTCACATCGCTAACAGACCCTACCAGTGTTAGCTGGACAACGAAACCTGCCGGATACACTTATTATCCAGGCGAAGGTATAGGTGCTGATGCTCCTATTACTAGTATGAGAAGAATGTTCCGAAGTGAGACTACGTTCAATGATCCGGGCATTTCATCTTGGGACACTAGTACTGTTACTAATATGAGTTTTATGTTCCAAAGTGCTTATGCATTCAATCAAGACATTAGTTCTTGGAATGTAAGTAGTGTTACTAATATGAGTGGTATGTTCCTAAATGCTTTTACATTCAGTCAAGACATTAGTTCTTGGAATGTAAGTAGTGTTACTAATATGAGTAATATGTTCAACAACGCTGACGGATTCATTCAAGACATTAGTTCTTGGAATGTAAGTAGTGTTACTAATATGAGTTTTATGTTCGCCAATGTTTTTAGATTCAATAATGGTGGTGTAGCATTAACTTGGACTGCTGGAACGGGTACTGCTAATGTTACAAATATGAGTTATATGTTCAACAACGCTCTTGCATTCAATCAAGATATTAGTTCTTTGAATGTAAATAATGTTACTAACGCTTTTGCTTTCTCTTCTTCGGCTGGTCAAAAAGGAACTTTGGCTGCAAACTGGCAAGAGGCAGAGCATCCATCAAACGTAGGACTAGGAAACTTCTACAATCTATAAAAGGAGAAAAATAAATGAGTGAACATCATCCAGAGGATGTAAATGGTGACGATCATGTAAGCGAAGAAGAGCTTATGATGCACCTCGAATTTAAGAGAAAGAAAATAGAAGATGAAGATGTGTTTGATAAAGACACCTGCACTCAATGGCTTAGAAACTATATATCAGACTACGAATTTAAATTATCATCACGTGAATGAAATGGAAGGCAAGAAGAGGAAAAATAAATGAGTGAACATCATCCAGCGGATGTAAATGGTGACGGTCATGTAAGCGAAGAAGAGCTTATGATGCACCTCGAATTTAAGAGAAAGAAACTAGAAGATGAAGATGCACAGCGTGATGCTATGCGAAAAATGACATGGTTCGCACTCTTCGGAATGCTACTCTATCCTTTCGGTATCTTTTGTACTAGCCTATTCGGGCTTGACACAGCTGCGAATATTATTGGAGATATTGCGCCCACATACTTTATCGCCATTAGTGCGTTAGTTGCGGCGTTCTTCGGAGCGAATGCCTACTCAGGTAAAAATAATTCTTGACACGGAGATGTCAAGGGCGTATAATATATGGAAATTAAGGGGAAAGCTATGCAAATTCAACAATCTATACAAAACACTTGGCGAGCTGAAGGACTCTTTCATGTTCTTCCCAGTTTCGCACTCTACCATAGCCAGGACATGATGACGGATGACTACGGTTTTATCTTTTCGTGGATTATCTGGAGTTGGGGAGTAGAGATATGGATGGACGCATAAACCCCGTGGCAAAGCACGCTTGGAAGTTTAACAAGCCAAAAGTGTATCGAGATAAAACTAAGTATACTCGCAAGAACCAAAAGGCCCCGCAGTAGTGGGGCTTTCTTTTTCTGACAAACTCAAAGAAGCACGCAAAGAAAAAGATTTAGCAATCGCACTTATGTTGGAGGATGAAAAAGGCTTTGATGAATTTCTCAAGGCTGTGCAGCAATCCCTTATAGATGAGAAAAAAAGATCTTGACATTTTGTTATCTGTCTGCTATTATAATTAAATATTATGTAAAGCATGATGAGACCCCGCAGAAGCCAATACAACAACTTCTTCTTCTCCAAACGTAATCTCGAAGGTTCTTCTTATATCGTTTGATTATTACCTCCGCCCCTAGCGCGTAAGCAGTCTGGGGCGGGAGAGTAGTACTACGAAAGATATTTAGAAGAGTTTATCGAGAGATTACGTAAACACTTTACATTCATCTGTAAGCAATTTTTGTAAACAGATGTTCGAATCAACCACGAAGACCGCATGTTTCTACTTCAACCAAGTAGGCTATGCGGTCTTTTAAGTTTAAGGGTCGAATTATATTTAATAAATTTACATACCCTTTTTACTGAGAAACTAAGAGATTCATGTAAATTTAAGGAAGATTTACTCTGATTTTTACGTCCATACGAAAGTTTTCTCTAGTCGATAGATGTGCCCCGGCCCCGAGAGTCGGTAAAACCTGTTCTAGTCGTGTGTGGTATAGAAAACGTGATTTCCTATTATTTCTAGCTGCTTATACTTTAATAGGTCTGGTTGGGCAAAAAACAATGCTGGTGTGGTTGGCGTCTCTGCTGTATATGACGCATGGGCAAGAGCAGTTTTCATACTCTCATTTGGTGGGAGGTCTAAATATTCCGCTCCATAGAGTCTAGGAAATTCAGCTTTAATGAGAGGCCAGCTTTCAAACTGACCTTTCTGAGCTACTACTTCACAGGTATGGTTGGGCCATCTCTCGTCATTGCGACGATTCCACACCACTGAAGCTACGGCACGTTGGCCTTCTAGCGATTCACCTCGGGCTTCGAAGTAAACCGCTAGGGCAACACATAACATCTCTAACACGAAGATTCTAGCATATACCTTAGAACTTCTTTCGGGGCTTTATCAAGCCCTTCTAACTTTTCTAATTCTAGTTTCATCTTCTGAGATAGCAAGTGTACTAGCTCTTGTTTCGTTACGGGGTTTTCACCACGCTTCGTGAGATACACTTTCTTTTCATAGATTCCAAGTCTTGATAACTTTCCGATGACCGAACGACGGCTTTTGCTCAAAGCTATAGCGATATCGTCTATGACGAGTTGCTTGTCTTCGGCCCCGCTGTAAGTTTCTAGCATAAAATCTACTTGCTCTTTAGTATACAAAATCAATCTCCATCTGGTAAGGTTGATCCAATAGTTTACTCATCTCTACGGGAGCCAGGGACACCTGTAGAGCTGTAAACTCCAACATGACTACTTCCATTTCTTCGTGCAACTTATCTATAGTAGCCATCTTACTTTCGGCTAAATCTAGCAAGTAACGGCCCCGCTTGAGGCGAGGGCTTTCTGGGAATTGAATGACAGTCATGTTACTCATTATACTACAATATCACTTCCATTGTCAAGCATTTTTTTAAAAATTGCTCTACCAATAAGCTCAAAGTCAATAAAGTCTAGGTCAATTGGGTGAATTTTATAGGAGGCATTAGAATCTTCTAATGTTTTCATAGCGTTTGCCATCTTCGTAGCAACCTCAAACTGACTATATACACCCTTTACACCGCCATTAGGAGTACCACTTTCCATTAGAACAAATACTTTATCTCTCATCGTTGCCTCACTTTTTGTAGTAATAATATTAAAAGCCTTCGCACCTTCTCATCGCTCATAGAAGTGCATCCATTGAACATTCTTTCCATCAACCCCAGGATAACCTTGCTCCGTTGCCCACTTTCTCCAGCCTGGCTTTAGCGCATAATCTTCATTGCCAAACTTTGTAACTAATGACTCAGGTACTTCTTTCGGAAAACCATAATGCTTTCCATCCGGTAACACATCTAAAAATACTTTCACCCTACATACTCCACCATTAGAAATATAACCATCATGATTACAATTACGTCTACATACTCTTTCCAATTATTTGGTTTTCTCATACTATCGCTCCCAAGTAAGCTGATCTTTGTTGTCTTCAATGAACTGACGAATCTCATCAGCTTGGTCTAATACTTTAAGCCACGACGGGGCATATAACGTCACAGGAAACCGTTGACCTAATGCTTTGCCACCAACTTTTACATTGCCTTTATTACCGAAGCCAATCGTTAGTTTGTCTTCCTGTTGCTGTTCTTTTAATCGCGCAATTTCAGCTCGCAATTCTTCTACTTCGCTCATATATAACCTCCAATTAAATACCCAATTCCAATTAGTATAACTACTACTTTCCAGAAGTCTGGTTCTTTTATCATATTTTCACCAATATCCCTAAGAGTACGAAGATAATTATAAGAAGCTCTACTGCTAGAATGGTGTGATACCAAACCCATCTTGCTTCATATACTTTTCGTGCTTTAAATGTATCTTTTAGATCTGCACTAAATTTTTTTAAGTGTTCCATATTCTTCACATCTCACCCCAGCCAGCACTTCTCAACCAAGCATTGTCTGCCTTTGCATTCTCCACATCCTCAGGGTTAGCCTCACAGTCATCACAAAACCTCTGCTGACCATAATAATCCGTTCGCCCACAGGCAACCGATACTTCTCTATAATCGTAACCATTACTAGGCACGACATAATAAACTCTGTTTTCACACGTCATACAAATTTACTCCAATTGTTTGCGTACATTGACCAGAAAGCTGCTTCATAGCCTCTAGCTTCTATCTCCCAGGGATTAAACCAATAATCGTCCTCTGGGTCATACCAAGTCCCACGAAAGTAATGGGCTCTCACTTCTAACGAAAGCCCATCGTTTTCATGTTGCTTTACATGAACCATCTCGTGTGCAATAATCTGCACCCACTCTTCTTCTTCACAGTTAAGTACAAAGTTAGGGTTTACATTGATTTCATACTCACCTTCACAGATCTCTGTGCAGTAAGCATTATAGTCAGGTTGAACTTCATGCGATGGAACGAGCTTTACCTTCACATCGAGGTCAAAGTATTGACTCACCATGTTGATTGTAGTTCTTGCTATTTCCATCTTTGTCATTCTAGATCTCCTTCATTGTTTCATAATCAATAGCTGGTAATGCTAAATTTGCTTCCATGTGATGGAGTACCCATTTTAGTTCTTCAACATCATCACCTGTCACTGTTACGGCGTATTCAGTTAGGAATTCTACTTGTCCGTCTTCATCGTAATGGCACTCGTGTACTCCGTAGTAACCTTCTCTATTTACTACTCTATAGTTCCAATAACTCATGAGAACCCCTTATGAATAGCCAGTATCATAAAGATGCCGAACAGGTACCCTGTAACTGCACCTTTCCAAAACATTACTTGTAATCCCTGTTTATAGTCCATATAGAATACCTCCCCACATAATCGTTAATAATAATACTTTAGATATGATTCCCATCTTCATCGTAAACTCCTGGATGAAGCTGATTGAAATAGTCATAATACTCCTTTAATTGGTCCTGTGTCATCATCGCTAACAGCGCGTTTAATACATAAAAATGACTGTAGCTATCTGCTAACTTTGTAAATCTATACCTCAGTTCATTAGCGTCCATAATCATATCATCCATCTCTTTTACACTCTCTAACAATTCATCAAACTGTCTATCGTGCATTATCGATTACCCTCCTGCCATCCTTCCGTCTCGTCAGTATTGTAACAATCATAGTACCAGTTACCGTACATTTCTAGGAGATCAGCATCACTATAATCACCATCTTCTTCAATCATGTCATCGGCAATCATTTCATCTCTTAAACCAGCGATGTGCTTGTTGAAAGCTACGTTCGAAGGCGACATAAATACTACTTCCATTTGCTCTGGGTCTAAAATAATGTGAATAATCATTTGGTCTTTTCCTTTTTTGTATGGACATATTATACGGGGTAGAGTTAAGCATGTCAAACTATTTTTTGCCCGGACTACAATAAATTTACACAAATTTTATCCGGGGCGGGCTCGCAAGCTGCAAAAATCAAGTAAAATTTTCCCCTAATTAACGAAAATTTCTCATAAAAAAGCCCCTAAGCGGGGCTTTTCGGCTTAAAACTCGGATTAGCTCGGGAGAGCTGCGAGCAGCGCTCGGAGTGAGCCGACATCGGCTTTGTCCAACCCCGCCAGGGCTTCTGGGTCTGCACCTGAAGCGTCTGCGATGAGTCGCACAATGTCCGCCTTGGTAATGCGAGGCCCGGACGTTGACTTTACAGCTTCCTTGGGCGTATAAGGCAGGCCAAGGTTTTTAACTTTCGAAATCACACTGCGCACGGAGAGGCCGTGCAGGTCGGCGAAAGCTGTAGCGGTCTCATAAGTAAAAGAGCCGGTGGAAGTCATGTCGAGTACCATTTTGTCGGTGTAAGCTGTCATATAATTTTTTCCTTTTTGTGTTTGTTTTCTTGTCTTGATGGGGTAATTATACGGGCCGGTGGGTTGTATGTCAACAACTTTCTTGGTGGAAGACCAAAGAAAGTTTTTCACATGGAGGAGGTAAAAAAGTCTTGACATGCCATCGTTTTGGCACTATAATTGGCGCCGGCTGTGGGAGACTACCCACTTTATTTATTTTCGTGTTAACACTAAAAAACTCTTGACATGCCATCGCTTTCGCACTATAATGGGCGCGCCGGCGCCAAAAAACTTATATGAGACTAAGCTGTTGAAAACACACACATTTTTTCGTGCTGACGACCCATAGGTTTTCTACTTCACTTTCGCACTGGCGCGCCGGCGCCAAAAAAGTCAATGTAAATCAGCCCAAGCCTGTGAGAGACTACTCATTCTCGCACACACGTTTTCTATCGCTTCTGCGACCCATAGGGTTTGCACGTCACTTTCGCACTGGCGCCCCCGCGCCAAAAATCTGAGAAAGTCAAGCTTTTTCTCAGATTTTTTATTGCAGAGTGTTTCACGTGAAACATGGGGCCAAATGCGAATGATTCTCATCCGTATTGGATATAAGCGGCAAGGCAAAACAGGCAGGATATTATAAAAGAAATCTTGCCGATAGTGTCAAGATAATTTTTTCGTGGTTTTATGTGTTCCGTGTATTTGTGCTCTCCCTTGAGCTTGTCCCGCACAATTTCCATTTCTCTGTCAGTTGCAAGCCTGCTAACGTCAATTCTAGTTTCCATTATTTTTCTCCTAATGCAAAAATTAATTCCCGTAAAAAATTCTCAATACCAGTCTTTTTATTATTGTAATCAACGTGGATCCATTCGTCATCGATGCAAGCATTTTTCAACGTGGTCATCTCATCATAATAGGAAAGCGCACGTTCATCATTGGGCGAAAATTTCCAGTATGTCAATGGCGATTTTTTGCGCTTTTCTATTCGCCGGTGCTGTTCATCTTCAGTAATCGAAAGCCACATTTTTATCATGGTGACATTCTGGTCACGTTCCCAGATTTTGTGCGATTTGATAAAATTGTCATATTGCTTGACAGAGCACCAGCCATTCAAGCGCTGAACCATTGCGCGAGAATACCAAGAGCGGTCATAAAAAACAATCTGATTCCCGCGTGGCATTTTATGCGCCCAATAGGAAAGCCAATTTTTCATGGTGCGCTTGCTAGGCTTTTTGCTCAAATGAACAGAAAACCGATTCATTGGCAGATAGTGCGTGGCCTCGCGTATCGTGCTAGATTTTCCGGCAGTGTCGCGCCCTTCTAACAGGACCGCAACCGGTCCCGTTAGCCCTTCGACAATCTCATTTAACTCAGCTTGTAAAGTCTCAATCTGATTCATTATTGTTAAGCTCCAATGATTAAGTAGATAATGCCACATATTAACAGAAAATCGGCGGTAATGGAATAAAGGATATAAGCTTTAAACGCAAGCGCTAAAATTTTCGTCTTCATTTGCCAGCCTCCAATAATTTCGCGCGGGTTAAGTCTTGCAGCAGTCGTTGCAGAATCGGGTTTTCATAATCGCGCGCATCTTCCAATGCAGTGTGCGGCTCGTCTTGCAATTCCCATCCTAGAATGAATTTCGCCATCGTGTCGGCGGTCATGCTAGGCTGTCGCAATGCAGGAGTCAAAAAGCGATTATCATGGCAAAAATCGTGATAAGCCGCTAATGTGCCAATGTGCTTTTTTGCTGCTTTCATGAGGCAGAAACGCTGGGAAAAAATCCCTAGGTTGATGCCGGTATTTGAGCATTTGCCAAAATCGAAAGCGATATTGTAAGCCGTCAAAACGGGGGCATATCGGGCGTTGATGCCAGCCAGCCAGAGATTGATTAGCGCCGGTGAGGATATTGAGCGCTGGCCAGATTCTAGCATTGCATCGTAAGCCTTAGCGCGGCGCTTTGCAGATTGCTCCGACCAAAAAGCCGAATCAGAGGCGGAAGGGTCAAAGAATAGCGGCTTCTTGCCGAATTCGCCCAAAACCATCGCGCCGAATTGCTCGACAATTTCGCCTTTGCGAGTGACCAAAACAGCGCCAAAATCAGCAACCGTATTGCGGCGGGTCGTTTCCGTGTCAACAATAAGATAATAATGTTTCATAATTAAGCGGCCTTTTTATTGCGTGAATTGTAGTTTACCGGACAAAAGCATTTGAGTCCATTTCTGTTTAGGGTTTCTTTAACGTCTGAATTATCATCGAACATAATAGCCGTTCGGCAGAATTGCGTCCATGATATATTTTGACGTTTCGCCATGCCTTGCAACAATCTCAATTTAAGAGATCCTGGGGCTTCATTGCCATCTAGCAAAGTGCGGGCCAGTAGGTTATCGAAGCGCAAACCGAGTAATCGGAAGCTCTCGAAATCGTGAGCAGATAATACCCTGCTAGTGCAAACCGTCACAACGTCGCCGTTGTGATAAGCGGCTTTCATCTGGTCGGCCAGAGGCAAAAGCGTATCCTTGAGGATATTTTCCCGAGTGTTTAAGGCTATCCATTCGTCAAGCGTTTCACCCTGTCGGTGGCTTGAATCGATAACCGTTTCATCTAAATCAAATATAAAGTGCATAAGAAAATCCTAATATTGAAATGAGGTTTAAGCATACCAGATTGATAGTCCGGTTGCAAATAGCCTGTACCGTTAAGAGTCCAAGCCCTACAATTGCCAGCGCCTTACCCGCTGGCGTGTCTATGATGAATGGGGCGCAGCTCATACAAGCCGCGCCAATCCAACCGCTGAAGGCCGCAACCTTCACGCGATGTGTTCCAGCAAAGTACGAAGCGCTTTAGCGTCCGCTTTATCAAGGCCGCGAATCGAATCAACATCGAGCGCCATAGCGCGGGCGATAGCATCAACCAAATCAGCTTTGGTGATACGCGGGCCAGCAGTTGAAACAACCTTGGCTTTAGGCGTGTAGGAAATACCGAGGTGCTTAACCTTGGATATAACCGAGCGAACGCTGAGGCCGTGAGCCGAAGCGAAAGCAGAGGCAGAATCATAATCAAACGAATCATTTGATTGCATTTCTGCGAGGATAACAGGTGTGTAGTTTGACATATTTTTATTTCCTTTATTAGTAATGCTTGATTGCATGGGTAGGATTTTACAGAGGTATCCTGTAAATGTCCAGTCTTTTATATACCGAGATAGCATAACGATATGCGATTAAGGTATAAGGTTGAGCAGGAGTAACCCTGCAAGTGGCATAATAATTGCTAGGGCAATTATCGTGCCAAAAAGTGCGAGCATGAAGCGAACGATAAGATCATGCATCATATTCTGGGCGCTCCATCTCAAAAAGCTCTTGGGCCTTGGCAGAAATCATTTCATCCGTTGCCGTTTCATCCGCAGCATAAAATGCCACAGCATCATAAACACATTGATCCGCATAATTCTGATTCATAGCGAAATCTCGAAGCCGTTAGCCAGCGATATTTTATCACCAGCCTTGACATTATAGCCAGCGGCCGCGGCCGCATCGATAGCATCGAACGAACAGGCAACGACATATTGCCCAATCTTGCGATAGCTTTTGCCATCGCTTGGCAAGAAATCAGCGCGTTGCACCTCACTCCAGAGTGTGTATTTTGTCATGCTTTTCTATCCTTCTATTGCTTGTTTATGTAATGGATTTTACAGCATATCAGCCTATCCGTAAAGGATATCCGCATCTTTTTTTATACCGTAATAGCATAACCATCGCCCTGCTTATAACAAAAAGTTCTAGCATCTCTTAAGCATAGACCGTGCCAACTTTTTGCAACATCATTGTGAATGATAGTAGGCGGGGGCGGTTATAAGACTCAGTGATAATGGTAGCGCGCAGGCCCCCCTTCACGTACAACTTTAAGAATTTAATAAGCAAAAAAGGTGCTATAACAAGCCATACAGCAACCACAATCGACCAAGGCCAAAAATACTTCTTGACATTTTTAATTAATTCAATTATAATAACATTCTTGAGAAAAGATGAATTTTCCCAAATCACAATAAAATTTCAAGCATTACCAACATAAATCCCACATAAACCCAAAAACCAAAGAAAACTAAAGGAGTTACTATGTTAAGAAAGGCAATCCCGCTATTGCTACTAAGTTCATTGGCACACGCCGAGATGGAAGAAGTCGTCGTCAAAGGAGATCTCGGTTCCCTCCCCGGCGAACGCGTAGAATCCATCTTCGGCTTCGAGAAGTCTATTCTAGATACACCCCGAAGCGCTTCTACAATCTCCGAAGAAATGATGGACCGTTTCAATATGCAGGATATCGACGAACTCGTTGTTCTAGCACCTGGAACCTTCACACAATCGTTCTTCGGTGTCGCAGGCTCACTCGATGTACGTGGTACTGCCGGTGAGACATACTTTCGAGGCATTCGACGCCTTGATAACCCAGGCAACTATCCAACCCCGATTGGAGCCTCTGATCGAGTAGACATCGTTCGCGGACCCGCATCACCTATTATGGGTCCTAGTAAGATTGGTGGTTA